TCTGCGATATCCAGCGGCATTCCCATAAATACGTTAATTAATGAATCTCGGTCGCCATCATCAAGCTCTGGATTTGTAAGCTGATACGTAATTTGATTCAAGTTGTATTGAGGATAAGCGCGAAGTTCCAAGTAAAAATCGGCCTGATATTGAGCATCAACTGTGTGTTTCACTGTCGTGGTAAAGATTTGGGCAAGTTGGCCGTAAAGAATGACTGAATCCGGATCATCTGCACTGACTTCTGACGTTGAATTTGTGCCATATTTGAGCGTTATTGTGTTGCGTACATCGCCGGTGCGTTGCTGAATGCTAAGCCCAGAGCCTTGTGCCTCATTTGCTGAGAGATTTACATATCCATTAGTTGCCAAATATGTCGAGCGATGCGTGGAATCTGCGTAAGAAATTTGACCCTGAGGATTCTCATAAATGTAACCTAAACCGCTACTGGCTAAAGCTGCCACCAGTGAATAGACATCTGTTCGATTGGATGAGCGTTGAGCAAGCTCATAATTGCCTGGGCGATCAATTTCACCAAGTCCTGAAACTTCAGCATCTTGCCATTGAGTCGTCGGATTATAGGTTGCCCAAGTTAATGCAGCTGGTACTTCTTGCCATGAAAGAATAAGCAATTCTGAAAGAATCGTAAAAATCTGGTCGCCATCAAAGTCTTGAGTTAAAACGCCATTAGTTAAAGCCTTTGGCAATCTGGCCAATGCACCCAAGGCGATAATTTTGATGCGCTGGGCGTATGCGACATTTCCCAATTCGGCCACTGAAATGCCAACTTCAACTACGGAGCCGCCAAAAATTGGAACGAATGTAGCTGTGGAATCTTGAAGCTCAATAGTCAGCGAATCATTGATTCCAATGATGACATTCGATTGATCCAAATTGATAAGCTCAATGTTGGTGTATCCGGCTTGGGCTTGCTCATAGATATTGGTGCGCCCTGATGTGATTGTCAGATTGGCAAGAATGGCCGTCTGATATTGAACGCCCCCAATCGTCACACGCCAGACTGGATTGAATACGGTCATGTTGTCTGCAAATTCGTTGCGCCGCCTGTGCCTCTGAAATAGGAATTGTTCAAAGTATCCACAATGGTGCGAGCTGTTCCCTCTGCATCAATTGCGCCATTGACTGTTATGTTGATTCGGTCAGCAGTTGAAAGTCCGCCAGTGACCCCAGCGCGGGCTGCTGCGGCTGCTTCTCTGGCATTGCGTAGGCGTTCAGTCTCAGCTTTAAGAGCTTCGCGCCTTAAAATAGCAGCTTGCATTGCTGGAGAATATGCCTCTAATGGTGCGCCGCTGGCTGTGCGTGGATCAATGCCTCCGCCAAATGTTGGCGTTCCGCCGCTTGCGCCGCTGCCAAATGGGTCGCCCATATCTCCGCCAATATCTGCACCGCCCACTCTTAATCCTTTTGAGTTATCCCCACCGCCAAAGAATCGTGTGACTGGATTATCTGTCATGAGTTTGATGAATGCCTTGACTGCATTGACGACTTTTGCGATGCCTGAGACAAGATTGGCAAAGCCGGTGACAAGACCAGAGACAATTAGACCAATGGCGTTGAAAGCTAGTTTCAAAGCTCCGCCAAAAATAGGAGCCAAAGTATCTCTTGCAAATTCAGCAACCTTTTTCATAAAATCAAGAAATGGCTTTAATTCTTCAGTGTTGTCTCCCACGGCTTTTTGAACCTTTTGGAATGCACTCCGCAATCCTTCAATAGCCGGCGTCAGAATTGCTGAAAATATCGGAACCAAGAAATCTGTGATGAATCCCCAAACAGCTTTGAATTGTGGCAGTAATACTTCTTTGATATAAGTTCCAAGGAATTGAATTACAGGTTGGAGTTTTGGACCAATTTCTTCTGCAAATTGTTGTATTGCTGGCACGACTTGATTTACAAAAGTATTGATCATCGGAGTTATAGCATCAAGAACAAATGAGCCGACTGTCTCTTTGCCTTCATCAAATGCCACTTTGAGACGATCCATCTTGCCTGCAAATGTGTCTGCCTTTTCAGCAGCTTGGCCGCCAAAAGTTGTAGCCAATGCTTTGGTGACATCATCCATGCTCATGGTCTTGAGCTGCGCAGCCGATAATCCAACGCCTAATTTAGCCAATGCGCCTGAATTGCCTTCGTAGGCTTTACCAAGGGCGTTAGATACGGCTTCCAAAGACTTGCCTGAACCGGCTGCAATGTCGAGAGCTAAAGTCTGAAGTCTTTGTGATTCGGCAACGTCTTTTGTAGCGCGAAGCAATCTTTCCAGCGATGGACGCAATTGGTCATCTGTGATTCCGTTGGCCAAAGATGTCTGGAGAATATATTTTTCAGTTGCCGCAATTTGATTGTCAGTTGCACCTGTTACATTCTTGAGAGTTGTAGCCAATTTAGCTTGTGCAGCTTCATCGGCAATGGCTGATTTAACGCCATCAATGAGCAGCTTGCCAGCATAGGCAGCAGCAGCTACGCCGGCGGCTGCAAATGCTAATCCAGCCTTTTTGCCAAAGTCTGAAATCTTAGAGCTTGAGCTTTCGACGTCATTGTTAGCAGTATTGAGCGACTTTTTGAGTTGATCTACATCAGCCAGAATTGAGAGCTTGAGCGTTCTACTTTGTCCGGCCATTACCACTCCTTCAATATCTCAGTGAAAGCATTTTCCCACTTGGCGATGATATTTGGCTGCTCGGCTCGCAGAGTCGGATATATGAACCAGCCTTTGGAACCGCGGCCTTGACTACCCGACCAGATTGGAAATTGCTTAAACTTGTTAGACCCAAATTCGTAGCCGCCCCAAAGCTGTTGAGTTGTGCCACCGCCTGAGAATTTTTGACTAACAAAGCCAAATGACAATTCTCCAATCTTGGAAGATTTGGAGACACGTGAGCCGGATGCAATTCTGTTGGCCGCATCATTAGGACGACCCGAAGCAGCTTGAACGATTTTACCTTGGACGTAGGTTGCTAAGCCGCCGCTAACAACTTTGGCTTGGGCAACTGCTTTTTCATCCATTGCTTTGAATGCGGCAGTAACACGACGCAAGTCAGCTTTGTCATAAGCAACTTGAAAGTCATCCGCCATGTTGCTGCTCCAATATCTCAAAGGCCGTAAGAATCTGCTCCGCCGTCGTCCATTCGCTCATGGGAATTTTTGTGGCTATTGCAAGCTCTACAACTATTCGGCTGAGACTTCCGACGGCGTAACTTTTGGGTCTGCGTTCCCTGCTCCTATATCTGCAACGCCTTCACACCAAATGTCGTAAGACTTAACCGGCTTGCCGGCAGACTCGCGCTTCATTGAGTTATACGCCAAAAATAAGAGATCAGAAATGCCAATCTTTTCTTCTGCTTGCTGAATTGTGAATCCAGTCTTTTGCTCCCACTTTTGCCATTCTGGAGGAGCCGCCGTATAGGTAGCGACTTCTCCAGTTTGGTAAGTGACCTCGATATTTAGTTTCATGCTCCCGTGTCCTTTGTTAGCTGATTGTTAAGACTGGTGTAGTCACGCAAGTAAATGCAAGCGATACTGTTTGAGCATCTGGTGCAGTTCCACCGGCTGATGGCAAGATTGGCTGCACATCAAATGCAAATGATGCACCTGTGTCTGCCACTAATACCACTGGAAGCCCTGTATTTGGTGCGTTTGTTGCAGCTGTCCAAAGAGCTTCGCACAATGATGATGCTGCGCCCCAGTCTGCAAGCATTTCAACAGCAAATGTTCCTTGTGTGTCCGTCGTGAAATAGGATTTTCCATCGAGGGTCTGAAATGTTTGAATTGTTGAATCGACTGTTAAAGTCGCTGATGTTGCTTGGGCATCGAAGTTATCACTGTCAATCGTGAAAGTGATGTCTCTGCCAGTGATGATTGTCGTTGCCATGATTTTTCTCCTTAGTCGGTGTAATACGTTGATACTTGCAAGTCAGCCGTCAAGAATTTTCCTGCGCCGACTTCCAAAGGTGTAGGTGAGCTGACATCGCCGACGACATATCCAGCCGGCATGGTCGAAATAATTTCAATCATTAAATCTTCAAGATTGGTCAGAGCCGCTGCATTGCTTGAATAACCGACTACGCCGGTGACAAGCATATTGATTTTGACTTTGGTAGTCGTTCCATTGATCAGAGTGCTTTCCAAATATGGTGCGTCTGGAACAATGCAAATTGATGGGCTAGTCATTGCCTCCGGAATGCCGTTATAGACATTGGCTGCAATTGTTGAAAGTGCAGTCTGCAATGGTGTGCGGATGTCGGCTTCAATTGTCATAAGCAAAGAGTTTCGACTTCCAAAAATGGCCCAAGCAAGCCGACGATGCGATTGGTCAAGCTGCGGCCAAGTACGAATGGTGACGGCTGAAATTGGTCGCTCATAATTTGATTACCCGGAGCTGTAACGCTTTGGAATACTTCTACAGCTACAACAAGAATTGCTGACTTAATGGGAGCAACGCCAGAGTATAAATCACCAGCGGTTGCCCCATCAATACACGCAAGCCCGCTCGGAATGATTGGGATGGTGTATGTGCTGTCTGCTTGCCCCGTTGCAGACGTAAAGACCATTGGCGCAATGCGATCATCCGTGACTGTGACTGTCGCATCATAAATGCCGCATCCGGTAATGACGACATCTTGACCCGGCACGAAATAATTTACGCGCTGGGTTCCATAATATGCAATTGAATTTTCTACAAAGACTTCTGTGACTGCTGATTGGTATCCAGTAAGCAATGGCAGAATCGTCAGTTCTGCGCTGTCAATCATTTGCTCAAGGTATGCGTTGGAATAGAGAGATACGGAAACGCCAAGAATTTGGCGCAGTTCTGCGGCTGTGACTATTTGTGGCATTTCCGTTCCCTTCTACTGCTCGACCACATCCGGGAGCGGCTGTGGCCGATGATTAGTAATTAATTAAACGTTGTTCATCTGTCCGCCATTGGCAACTTTTGTTGCACATGC